AACATGGTTTCCGTTCGCCGCGCCATGCTGGGCGGGGCGGGAAGCACGACGCAGGAAGAAACTTTGGAGGATTCAACTTGAGCAGAAAACTTACGCTGGGCAGTCTCTTTGACGGCGTCGGGGGCTTTCCCCTGGCCGGAAAAATGGCTGGAATCACGCCCGTCTGGGCTTCGGAGATCGAGACGTTCCCCATCCGGGTGACGGAAAAACGGCTGCCCGAAATGAAGCATTACGGCGATATTCATGCGCTGCACGGCGGCGAACTGGGGCCGGTGGACATCATCACCTTTGGCAGCCCATGCCAAAATCTGAGTATCGCGGGCAAGCGCACCGGACTTCAGGGCGAGCAGTCCTCGCTCTTTTTTGAAGCCGTGCGCATTATCACTGAAATGAGGGAAAGCACCGATGGAAAATATCCAAGATGGGCGGTGTGGGAAAACGTGCCAAACGCAATGCATATTGACCAGGGCAGAGCGTTCCGCGAAGTCCTGCAGAGCCTCATCCGCATCAAAGACCCCGCGGCAGATGTTCCTGTGCCGGAAAACGGGCACTGGCTGCCGGCAGGCGAGATCCTGGGCGACGGTTATTCTCTGGCCTGGCGCGTCCTCGACGCCGCGCAGGGTTGGGGCGTCGCACAAAGACGGAAACGTATTTTTGCTGTCCTCGATCTTGGAGGATATAGTGCCGGAAAGGTTCTCTTTGAGTCCGAAGGCCTGTCAGGGTATACTCCGCCGGGCGGAGAAGCGCGGCAAGGAGCTGCCCGAGGTACTGAAGGTAGCGTTGGAGCGGCAGGCGTCTGTTTAAACGATCAGGGCGGCAGCCGCATGGATGTAACGCATGAAATGACCGCAACGCTCCGGACAGAAGCGCATCACCCGCCCTGTATTCTGGGGGCATCCGGCTTCTGCACGGAGCACAGCGCGAACAGCCGAGGAATCGGATATGAGGACGAGCGTGCGCCCACGCTGCGAGCGGGCGTGGTTCCCGGCGTGGCAATTGACTTCAATCCTACCGACAGCCGGATCAGAATCAGCGATGACGGCGTCTGCCAGACGCTCTGCTCACGGATGGGCACGGGCGGGAATCAGGTGCCGCTGGTGTTCGGCCTTTCCTCCGACCAGAGCCGCGCCATGCTTTCGGACAATCCCCACGCAGGAATCTATGAGGCTAAAACCAGCCGGACGCTGGATACGTCGGGCAGCAGTCCCCAATGCCACCAGGGAGGCATGCTCGTCGTTGCGCCTGTCGAAAACCCCTGCTACTGCCTTCAGGGCTCCATGATTGGGCGGAAAGAAGAAAACGGGCCGCAGGGCGACGGGATCAATCGAGAGGTGGCATTTACGCTGGATACGTCAGACCGCCACGCCGTCTACGCCATGACCACCGGCAGCTTTACGCAGGTGGATCAGGAAAAATCCCCGCCGCTCATGGCGCGGGACTACAAGGATCCGCCCTTAGTGGGCAGGAATGACAAGTCTTCCGAGGAGAAAGGCGCGGCGTACGCCATGGATCGCGCCTGTTTTTCCGCCGGTCAGAACGCGCAATATAGCATCAACATCGGAAAGGAAAAGGTGCCTACCCTCACGGCGCAGGGTCCCGGCGCAGTGACCGCGCCCGAAACGGGTTACATCGTGCGGCGGCTCACGCCCCGCGAATGCTGCCGCCTGCAGGGGTATCCGGACGGGTGGACGGAACAGCTGGGTACAGAGACGCCAACAGACGAGGAAATCCGTTACTGGGCAGGGGTGTTCGAGGAATGGTATCGTGCCACGGGCAAGACGGCCAAGGTGCCCGGCCGAAACCGAATCGTCAAATGGCTCAGGGATCCCCGCACGGATAGCGCGGAATACAAGGCCTACGGCAATTCGGTCTGCGTATACTGCGTCTTTTTTGTGCTGGCAGGAATCGTCTGGGCGGAAGAAACGGAGGAGGATGCGAATTGAGAGAACTCAGCTTAAACGGCTATATCGATGATGAAGTCTGGTTCGGGGACGAGATCACCCCGGAGTCCCTTCACGAAGCGCTGTACGGAGCAGAGAATCAGCTTGCGGACGACGTGCATATCCGGCTGAATTCCTACGGCGGATCGTGCAACGCCGCCGTGCGCATGTTCGACGACGTGCGCGTCTACCCCGGCAGCGTGCGGATCACCGTTTCCGGCACGGCGGCTTCCGCGGCGACAGTGCTGGCCATGGCGGCGGACAGGCTGGAGATGACGCCGGGCAGTCTCTGGATGATCCACGACCCCAGCGTCGTGGCCTGGGGCAATGAACGGGAACTCATGGATTCCATCCGACTGCTGCAGGCGTGCAAGGAGAGCATCCTGAACGTGTACCAGCGCCGGTGCAGGCAGAGCCGTCAGGAGGTGGCCGCCATGATGAGCGCCACATCGTGGATGGACGCGCAGTCCGCGCTGAAGTACGGCTTTATCGACGCTGTCGCTGAAGACGGTAAGCCCGGCGCACCGGAGAACGCCGGAGAGCGCAGGGCGAATTTGGACTTCGCCAAGGCGAAGGTACAGGCATGGCAGGATCGCCATAAGCCCAGACTGTCCCGCACTGAGAAGCAAGAGAATGCGGACGAAGATCAGAAGGTAGTATCTGGCAGCACAGATGAAAAAGAGGAAACCGTCACTAATACTGCCCTGCCGGAACCCTCCGGCATTCCCGTGACCCAGCTGCAAAAGCGGCTGGGTCTGCTCATGCCCGCCAGCCGGCGCTATGAGCATCTGGATCACAATAACGAACGACACAGTAATGATGAGGAGGAAAAACACCATGAGCAAAATTCTTGATCTGCGCCAGAAGCGCAGCGACGTGTGGGACAAGGCAAAGGCGTTTCTGGACGAGCACAGCGGCGAGAACGGCCTGATGTCCGGAGAGGATACCGCGACGTATGAGCGTATGGAGCAGGAGGTGGTGGATCTGGGTCACGCCATCGAGCGGGAGGAGCGGGCCGCGGAGATCGAGCGCGAGCTGAACGCGCCCGTGCGCCCCGCGCTGACCTCCCGTCCCCTGCGCGCGCCGGAGACCAGGCGCGGCGTCGCGTCCGCCGCTTACCGGGACGCTTTCTGGAAGCTGATGCGCGCCACCGACCGTCTGAACTACGACGTGCGGGACGCGCTGCAGGTGGGCGAGCTGTCAGAGGGCGGCTACACCGTCCCCGACGAGTTCGAGCGCCAGTTGATCCAGGGGTTGGAGGACGAGAACATCATGCGCGGGCTGGTGCATAAGATCACCACCTCCTCCGGCGACCGGAAGATCCCGCTGGTGACCAGCAAGGGCGCGGCTGCCTGGGTGGAGGAGGAAGCGGAGATCCCCGAATCCGACGACGCCTTCGGGCAGGTCACGCTGGGCGCGCACAAGGTGGCCAGCATGATCCGCATCTCTGAAGAACTGCTCCACGACAGCGCCTTCGACCTGGCCGGATATATTACCAACGAGTTCGCGCGGCGCGTGGGCGCTGCCGAGGAAAAGGCCATCCTCACGGGCAACGGTACGCATAAGCCCACCGGCCTCCTGCACGATACCCTGGGCGCGGAGCTGGGCGTGACCGCCGCTTCCGCCACCGTACTGACGGCGGACGAGCTGATCGACCTGCAGCATTCTGTCAAGAGCGGATACCGCCGCAAGGCGCGCTGGGTCATGAACGACGCCATTGTCAAGCTGCTGCGCAAGCTCAAGGACGCCAACGGGCAGTATCTCTGGTCGCCTGGCCTGCTGGCGGGTCAGCCGGACACGCTGCTCAATCAGCAGGTGCTGGTATCCAACTATATGCCTCTGCCCGCCGCGGGGAAAAAGGTCATCCTGTACGGCGATTTCAGCTATTACTGGCTGGCGGATCGGGAGGGGCGTTCCATCCAGCGGCTGAACGAGCTGTTTGCCCAGAAGGATCAGGTGGGCTTTAAGGTTACCCAGCGCGTGGACGGCAGACTGATTCTCCGCGAAGCAGTAAAGTGTTTGCAGATGAAGACGGCGTAACGAAAGCAAACGATACGCTGATCCGATAAAGGTAAATGAAGAGGGGCCGTCTCTGTAACGGGGGCGGCCCTCTCGAAGGAGGATGAGTATGAGTTACAACAGCAGGAACTATGCGGCGCAAGGGGGCGCGGAGTGGGTCGTTGGTGGAAAACTCACCTTCCTGCCCGGCGCAGTCATCGAGGGCGGCGAGGATCTGTTCGGCGGCGAAAACAGCTTTACGCCCGCATCCAACGTTCCCGCCAGTGAAGCGACCACCATTGCCGCGTTGCGGGACGACCTCAACGCGCTGCTTACGGCGCTGAAGACCGCCGGGCTGATGATTGACGAATCCGCTGCTTCCAGGGACGGAGCATGATCCTGACGGTCGACGAGGTGAAAACCCATCTCCGCATCCAGCATGACGAGGAGGACGCCTGCATTGAGGGACTGATCCGGCAGGCACAGGCCGCCGCAGAGGACTACTGCCGCGTTTCCTTTGAAGAGGAAGCGCCGGAACCCGTGCGGCTGGCCTGCCTGCTCTTCGTGTCCCACTACTACGAGAACCGCGACAATCCGGATCCCCAGGCGTTCAAGGCCATGCGCGCCGCCTTTGAAAATCTGCTCTATCCCCATCGCGATCCGGAAAGAATGTTCTGAAGAGGAACGGTCCATGTGTAATGAACGAATCGCAATATATTGTAGATAAGTCTGTGTAATGCGTGGATATGTTGTGTTTTCGCAGAGGAGATGAAGAATCATGCGCGGCTATAAGAACTTTGAAGGCACGCCTCATCCCGGGGATCTGCGCCATCTGGTGGAGATCGGATACACCGAGAACGTGATCAACGAGAACGGCTATCCCGAGCCGAAGGACGTGGTCGTCTGCCGCGTATGGGCCGGCGCCGTAGACGCAGGCAACCAGCACTATCGCGCCGCCGACGTGATGAACACCGAGCAGGTGATCAACTTTACCATCCGATACCGAAAGGACGTAAAGCCAGGCATGTGGGTGAAGTTTCAGGACGAGAAGTGGATCATTTCCACGCTGGGCGAGTACTCGTTCAAGAAAACCTATCTCGGCTTGAAGGCGTCCATTGCGAAGGGAGTGAGCGGATAATGCGGCAGGTACAGGAAGCATTAAAGGGTATCGGCATCCCCGTCATCGCGGGCATCTGGCGTGCGACCTCGCCCAACCAGAATCCGCCGGTGCAGTACGTCGTCTATTCCAGCACCACCACGGAGACGGCCTTTCAGGATGACCGTCCGGTCGGGTACCGTACCTATGTCTACCTGAATCTCTGGAGCGATATCGACCCCACCGACATGGCGAATCGCATCCGTCAGGCCATGTACGATGCGGATTTCTGGATGCTGGAAGAAAGTGACAAGGGATATAATCAACCCGCCTACGACCCCGCCACCCGCACCTACACCGTACAGTGGACGTGGGTCTACTGGCAGGATGCACCACTGGGAGGTGATCCCCATGCCAATGGAACTGCAGGGCTTTGACAATCTCAAAGACGATTTGACCAATATGGCGTCCAATCTGGAATTCGGGCAGGGCGTAAACCGTGCGCTGCAGGAGGGCGCAAAACCCATCGAGGAGCAGATGCTGCACAACGCTTCCTCCGACCCGAAAATCATCACCGGCGCGCTGCACGGCTCCATTCGAACGCACAGTGTGCGCCGTTCCCGCAGCGGCGGCAAGTATATCACCATCGGCGTGAAGCATTCCGAAAAGGGCGCGTACTATGCCAATCCGGTCGAGCACGGCCACGGCGGCCCCGGCCCCGCGCCTGCCCATCCCTTCGTGCGCCCCGCCTTCGATGTGCGCAAGGACGAGGCGTATCAGATCATGAAGAACATTCTGAAGGACGAATTACTGAAATAACTGCAAGGAGGATATCTTTATGGCTAATCCCACTGCTTCGCCCGCCGTAAGCTCTACGGTGGGCCTTAAAAACATGGTCATCGCGCCACTGACCGAAGACACGGAAACGACGCTGACCTACGGCGCACTTCAGCTGGTCGCCGGCGCTATCGAGGCGTCCATTACGCCTCAGAACGCCGATCCGGACGTGCAATACGCGGATGACGCGGAATTTGACGTCCTGTATCCCGACCCTGAACTGTCGTTCAAGACAAAGATGGCGGATCTTCCGCTGATCATCCAGGAGATGATTTTCGCCAACAAGATCGACGACAATGGCGTGCTGATCCGTTCGTCCACCGACAAGCCGCCTTATTTCGCAGTCGGCTTCAAGAGCGAAAAGGCCAACCACAAATACCGTTTCGTCTGGCTCTACAAGGTGCGCGCCAAGCCCGTGACGGAGAGCTATGCCACGAAGGAAGGCAAGTCCATCACCCGTCAGACCGGCGAAGTGGAATGGACGGCCATTCGCCGCACCCATGATAATCAGTATCAGGCGGTGGCGGATGAAGGTGAGAGTGGGTTTACCGCTGAAAAGGGCGCAACCTTCCTGCAGAGCGTGTACGAGCCAGTATTCACGTCCAGCCCGTGACCGCTTTACACTGTCGTTCTCCGCGTGGCAGGACGCTGCGCGGAGAGATTTTTCTTCCTCAATATAGTAGCATCCGTTATGTGCACCGTCAACCCGGTATGCGTTAAAAAGCAACAGAAACGAATCGGGAAAAGGAGAAGCAAGCATGATCACCTGCACCCTCAAGGATAAGAAATATACCGTGGACTTCGTCTCCGGCCGTGCATTGCGCGAGATGGAACCGGCGGCAAAAATGTACGCCCGCATCGTGGCACTGTCCAATGCCGCCGTCAAGGGCGAAGAGATTCCCAAATCGGAACAGGTCAGTATTCCGGACGCTATGGATGTGATGATTCGCTGGTTCTGTCTGCTGTTCGGCAATCAGTTTACTCCAGACGACGTGCTGGACGGCTATCCCGTGGATCGCCTGATGCATGACATTGCGCTGGCGCTGATGGCCGTGCAGACGCAAACCACAGAAATACTCAGCGAGTTCCCTACGAAGGCGGCGAAGGAATCGGCGACGACGCAGACGGAAGCGGAGTCGGAAGAGATTCCGCTGTTCTGACGCTGCCTGAATTCATCTATTCCACCTACAATTCGCTGCTGGAATCCGGCTGGCGCATGGATGAGATCGACCGCATGGACATGCCGGGATTTCTGAAGATCCGGGCATGGAACGCCAAACGCGAGCAGGAAAAGAAAGCGCCTCGCCAACGCTATATTGACGAGGTGTGGACGGAACTGAAGCCGTAATGGATTCTCTATATCTCCAGATAATCCCTGCAAAACGCTGCGAGGCCGGGAATATCCTCAACTGCCGCTTCCCAGACGAGTTCGAAGTCGACAACGCCGTAGTGATGCGCGTAATTATCGCGCGTCTTGGCGATCAGGCTCCACGGAATCTGCCTGTGTGCAGCGGTAAACTCCGGCGTAAGCTGCTTGGTCAGCTCGCCCAGCTGCAAAATGCACATGGCGACCGCGTTCTGGTAAATGTGAGATGAGAGAAACTTTTCTTTGTCGTTCTGAATGGCGTCCAGCGTTTCCTCGATCTGACCGCAGTATTTCAGCATATGCTCGATACAATTCCGATTTCTCGTGTTTTGATCAGTTCTGGGCATAGATCAGCACCTCTTCCGGTCGGATATCGTTCAAAAACTGCGGTGTGAGCATCTGCGTGGTCAGCAGATCCAGATCCTTCTGAAAGCCGTCCTCCAGAGCAATCTGCATGCCAGACAGCTGGAACAGCGAACGGAGCTGCCCTTTGTCAATGCGGAAATCGAGATCGCTCTTCGGCGTAGCTTCGCCACGGGCGTAGGAACCGAACAGATACATCGCGGCAACGCCATATTGTTTGGCAATGGGCGCGGCGATGGATTTGATCTCATCCAGCGTGTAAACTTTATCGCTCATAGCGGCGACTCCTTTCCAGGCAGATTATTTTCACCTTCATTATACGCGAAAACCGTCGCTTAATCAAGTAAATTCAATGCAGACAGGCAGGTGACCCGGAATGAGCGAGACGCTCCGCGATCTTGTGGTATCGCTGTCGCTGAACAGCGATAATTTCACGCGCAATATTAAATCCATCAACAAGCAGATCCAGGAAGCGGAGTCGGCGTTTCATCTTGCTTCCGCCGGCGTGGAGAATTTCGAGACGACCACGGTGGGGCTGTCTGCAAAACTGTCCACGCTCCAGCGCACCTTCCAGCTTCAGCAGGACGCGGTCGGTCAGTACGAGCGTGCGCTCCAGCAGGCAAGCGACAAGCTGCAGGAATGCTATGCCCGGCAGAACGACTACGCCCAGCGACTGGTAGACGCGAAGGACAAACAGCAGCAGCTGAAAACAGAAGTGGCAAGCGCCGCACAGGCGTACAAGCACTACAAAAACACGCTGGGCGAGACGGACTCCGCGACCATTGCAGCCAAGGCGAACCTGGACGCCTATAAGGATGAGTATCGCGTCGCCGTTCAGGAAGTCAAAAAGCTGGAAGGTCAGAATGTTGCGCTGAAAAAGTCTACGCAGAACGCTGCGGACGCATTCTCCGCGGCGCAGAGCAAACTGAACGGCGCGAAGGGCGCGGTGAAGGAAACTGCCGCCGAGATCGATAGATGCAATCGTCAGCTTGCTCTTTCCCAGACAAGCTGGAAATCCGCAGGCGAAGCGATGCAGGTCAGCCAGCGCAGCATCGCCTCCATCGGCAAGCAGCTGAAAACCGCCGAGAGCAGCTATCGTCTGGCGGCGGCAGGCGTGAAGGATTTCGATAAATCCACTGCCGGGCTTACCGCGAAGCTGACGCTGCTTCAGGAAAAACTGGGACTGCAGCAAAAGGCGGTCGCCGAATATGAAAAGGTGCTGGCCGCTGCAAAGGAGCAGCTGCAGGCCGCCCAGCAGGTCAACGATCCGGATAGAATCCGTCAGGCAACCGATGCGGTGCAGGATGCGGAAACCGCGTTAAATAACGCCCGCGCTGCGGTAAAGCAGACTCGGGCAGATATTGCGAATTGCAATAAAGAGCTGAAAACGGCGCAGTCCGAATGGACGAAGGCCGGAAAGAGCATGGAGTCCTTCGGGAAAGCCTGTGATACCGCTGGGAAGAATCTGATCAAGGCAGGCAAGCTACTCTCTACCACCCTGACCACGCCCATTGCGGCGCTGGGCACGGCGGCGGTCAAGGCGTCTATCGACTTTGAATCCTCCTTCACGTCTGTCCGAAAGACAGTAGACGCGACGGAGGCGCAGTTCGAGCAGCTGGCGGCTACGTCGAAGAAAATGTCCACGGAGGTCGCCGCGGGCACGGACGAGATCAACGAGGTTATGGCGGCGGGCGGTCAGCTGGGCGTGGCCACGGAGCATCTGTCGGACTTCACTCGCGTCATGATCGACCTGGGCAACTCCTGCGAGGATCTGAATGCAAATGATGCGGCAACCACCATCGCCCAGTTTGCCAACATCATGGGTACCAGTCAGGATCAGTTCTCAAATATCGGCTCTACGCTGGTGGATCTGGGCAACAATTTCGCCACCACCGAAAAGCCCATTATGGAAATGGCGCATCGCATGGCCGGTGCGGGCAAGCAGGTGGGGCTGACGGAAGCGCAGGTGCTGGGCTTCGCCGCAGCACTGTCCTCCGTAGGCATCGAAGCGCAGATGGGCGGTTCGGCCTTCTCGAAGGCGCTCATCAAAATGGAGGTCGCCTCCGCAACCGGCGGCGACGCGCTGGAGGATTTCGGCAGGGTCGCCGGGATGACGGCGGAGCAGTTCAAAAAGCTGTGGGACAGCGATCCCGCTGCCGCATTTGAAGCCTTTATCGTGGGCCTTTCCAAGCTGGACGAGGAAGGCGAAAGCGCCATCGCCGTGCTGGACGAGATCGGCGTCAAGGAGATTCGCCTGCGCGATACCATGCTCCGCGCCGTGAATGCTACCGATCTCTTCTCCCGGGCGCAGAGCATGGCGACCAGCGCATGGAAAAAGAACACCGCGCTGTCTGAAGAGGCAAACAAGCGTTACGCCACCACGGAGAGCAGGCTGAAGAACCTCAAGAATACGGCGCTGCTGTTCGGTCAGCAGATCGGGGATGATCTGAATCCCACCATCCGCAGCCTCATCGACGGCGCGGAAGAACTGCTCCAGAAATTCCTCTCCATGGACGAAGCCCAGCGCAGGCAGATCATTCAGTTCGCAGCCTATGCCGCTGCTGTCGGCCCGGTGCTGCTGGTATTGGGTAAAATCACGAAGGGCGTAGGCTCCGTATCCACGGCCTTTGGCAAGTTCGCCACGTCAGTTGGTAAGGCGGGCGGCGGCTGGAAGGGGTTTCTGACGGTTCTGGGCAAGTCTCCCGCCGTATGGTTCGCTGTCGCCGCAGCAGTGGTCGCGGGCACCGTGGCGCTGGCGGATTATGTGTCCGGCGCGAAGCAGGCGCGGGAGGCTCTCAAGGGAATGCAGGAAACCGCCGACAAGTGGAAGAACACCGCAGCCGAGACATTCTATGGCAACAGTGCGGGACTTTCCTTCTTCGGCATGTCGAAAAGCGACTTTGTCCGTGACCGACAGTCCGCACAGAAGTGGGTGGACGGATTGCTGGCGGTGTGGTCGGACGGCGAAAAGGAAAGCAATGAGATCGTCTCCCACTGGACGGACTCCTTCAAAACGCTGACAGACAGCACGCGCACGGAGCTTCAAAATCTCAAGGATACTGCCGACAAGATCGGCTATACCAGCGTATCTCAGGGGATTGCAGCGGATATCAAGACGCTGGATCAGATGGATGCGGAGATCAGCCGTCTGCTGAAAAAACGGCAGAACGGGTATTTCTCCGAGAAGGACAAAATCCGGCTGCAGGAGCTCATTGATACCCGTGAAGCTATCGAGGTCAAGTACCACCTGACGCCGGAAGAGACGGACGAGTTCTCCGCCATCGCCCAGAAGGTGGAAGCAGAGGTTGCCCGTGCCCAGGCGCGCGGCAAAACGGATGCGGACGTGAGCGTTTACGAAAACGCTGTCAAAGCCGCTGCCGAGGGCATGGCGGCGATCAACGCGCAGATTGATGAGCGATATGATAAAGAATATGCGCTCATTCAGTTGATCGAGGATTCTACGGAAAAACAGGCTGCGCTGGATGCTCTCAACGCCCGTTACAACGAGGAGCGCCGCGCCGCCGCGCAGGAATACGCCGAAACGCTTTCTTCCATCGTCATGCCCGTATGGAACCAGCCGGAAATCCAGGAAGCAAGCCAACAGGTAGACGAGCTGTTTACCAAACTGCGCGAGTACAGCATGGCCAGCGAAAGCGAAAAGCCCGCGCTGCTGGCAGATCTGCAGGCGCTGTCGGCCAGCATGGACGAAGGGGCGCTTACGGAGTATCTGTCGGTGATGACCCAGATCCAGTCTCTTTTGGACAGCGGCATGAGCGAAGCCGAGATGCAGGCGCTGTTCCCGGACATTGACTTTTCCGCGCAGCTGGACCAGTTCGCGGGCATTGTCAATTACCTTGATCTCATCAAGACCGATCTGCCGGGCCTCTACAGCATGTTCGGAGAATCGCTGCCCGAAGAGGTTCTCAAGATCGCCACCGACCTCGACATGACCGGCGCGCAGGCGCGATGGGATGAGTTTGCCGCTAACCCCGGTGTGATCACGACGGAAGCGATTATTACCGGTCTGTCCGCTGAGAATCAGCAGGTGAAGGTGGACGCCTTCATCTCTGCTTATACCGAGGTTTCCGAAGGCGCCAGCACCGCATCCCTCACGCCCAAGGGGCTGATTGCCTACGTTGAAAAGTACGCCGAGGTCACAGGCGGCGCAGACGTATCCGGGCTGACGCCGGAAATTGCGGAGTGTCTGGTGGCCGGTTACAAGGAGCTGGCTTCCGGGGCGGATGTATCGCTGCTGAAGCCGGATGAAATCGTAGCCTACGTTTCGGGCTATGCCCAGCAGCAGGGTGTAGACATTTCCGCGCTTTCTCCCGAAGGATTGACTGCCTTTGTCATGGCCTATGAGGAAACGACGGGCGGTGCGCTTACTGCGGCGCTGACCCCGGACGATGTGACGGCGATGGTGGCGAAATACCTGCAGGCAGAGAACGTCGACCTCTCCGCGCTTACGCCGGATCAGATCGAAGCCATTGTCACACGCTACGCCGAAGCGACGGGCTGTGATAAATCCCAGCTGCTTCCCTCCCTGACGGCCTATATCACGGAATACAAGGAAGCTGAAGGCGTCAGCGTCCCCAAGCCGAAAACGCAGGTCATCATCACGGGCTATGATTATCTGGCCTATCGTCAGCTCCAGAATAACCCCGATCTGACGCTTGAACTGCCTGTGCGTCTGGGCGAGCTGCCTGCCGGTGAACTGGACAAACTGATGTCGGACGGCAAGGTGAAATTCTGGAAAGACGGCGTGGAAGTCCCCATCGAAGCTGTACCAGACGGAACCATTGACGCAAGTACCGTGGCCAGTCTTGATCAGGATGGCACGCTGCACATCCTGATTACGCCCGAAATCACCGGCACAAAGGAAGCCATTGACGCCCTCTCACCAGCAGTGGAT